TCAGAGGCCTCCCTCAGAAAACTGAAACCGCGCCACGATCCGCCGCGCCCAGGGGCGCGACAGCGGGCTCTCGATCACCCCGTGGCCGCTGTAGGCATGCACGAAGCTCGCCCCCGCCCCGCCCCTGGCCGCGATGCCCAGATGCTTGGCCACGCCGCCCGCGCGCAGCCGGAACAGGATCACCTCTCCCGGCAGCTCGGGCAGGCTGCCCGCCTCTTCCGAGACCGCGATCAGATGCCGCCGCGCCGCAGCCCAAAGCCGCTCCTCGCGCACAGGCTCCGACCAGTCGGGCGTATAGGGCGGCACAGGTTCCGGCTCGCCCCCGTAAAGCTCGCGCCAGATCCCGCGCAAAAGGCCAAGGCAATCGCTGCCCGCCCCCTCGACCGAGGCCTGATGCAGATAGGGCGTGCCGATCCAGCGCCGCGCGATCAGAACCGCCCGCTCTCCCACGCTCATCGGAACAGGCTCCCACCGTCGTTGCCGCCCCCCTCGACCGGATAGGACAGCAGCCAGTCCCCGCCGGGAAGATGCGGAAATCCCCTGAAATTCCTGAAATTGTCGAATTTCAGCCGACAGGTGTCGGCACGCCGGTCGCAGCCCGCATCCAGCCGCACAAGGTCCCCCGCCGCGACCTCGGCGCCCAGCCCCTGCCACAGCTCGACCACCCGCGCACCGCTGCCCTGAACCCGGTCGTTCTTGATCACGCCAAGAAGCCCCGCCGCCGCCCCGCTCAGCACGCGAAAGCGCCCCTTCTCGAACCAGCGGTCCTCGAAGCCCGCGACCGCGGCAAAGCGGAACACCCGCCCGTCCTCGACCTCCTCGGCGGCGATCTCGAGCCCGTAGCCGTTCCTCTCCAGATCGAAGCGGCAGAACGCATCCCCCAGCACCGCCGAACAGCGCGGGTGATAGATCCGCCCGCGCTCGGCCGACAGCGCCTCGGTCAGCCCGCGCAGCTCGGCACTGAAGGCGCCCGCCCCCCGCGTCACCTCGCCGATCGTGCCGCGAAAGGTCTCGGCCCGGATCGCCACATCCGCCCAGTCGACGATCCAGGCCCGCACCTCGGCCCCGTCATAGCGCCCGGCCAGCAGATCGCCCTCCGTGATCGCCTCCGAACTCAGCGCACCAGCCCCCTCGCTGTTGTCGACCGAAAGCCCCGTGCCCTGCACCAGCGCCTTCGCCGTCATGCCACTGCCGGGCTCGAAGGTGATGCCCTCAAAGGCGAGCGGCCGGTCGTGATCGGTGAAGCCCAGCACCCGCCCGTCCCGGCGCACGATCGCCCAGGCCCGCGCCATCGTCGTCGCGCCGCCCGCAAGATGCGCCTTCAGCTCCTCGGAATAGGCCATCAGATCCGCACCTCCAGCACCGGCACCTGCGGCAGGTCGCCCGCCCGGAACGACTGCACCGAGACCTGGATCGTGTCGGTGTCGAACCGCACCGGCACGTCGAACTCGAAGCCCGCGGTCACCCGCACCCCCTCGGCCGGCGGGTCGAAGAAGGTGACGATGCCGGTGGCGGTGTCGATCTCGAAATGCACCGCTTCGGCCTGGCTGTCGCCCTGCACCCCGACGACGACCGTCCCCGCCACCGGCTTGGTGATCGGCCGCACATAGTCGACACCGCCCGAGCTGTAGGTCTTCTTCAGCCCGAAGGCCGTGGTCACCCCGTCGCCGGTGCCGATCAGTTGGTCCTCGAACCGCGGCGCGCGCGAGGCCGGACAACTCTTGTAATCGGCCCAGTCCTTCCAGCGAAAGCCGTGCAACTGCCCGGCCCGCGCCTCGAAAAAGGCGATCAGCCGCTCGACGTCATCGAGGCTGCGCAGCCCCACCCCCGCATCATAGCGCCGGCGCGAATGCGCCCAGGGGGTGTTGCGCTCCTCGAAGCCGTTCGCCAGCGTGACGATCTCGGTGCGCCGCTCGGGCCCGCCGACCGAGCCGAAGCTCAGGTTCGCGGGGAAACGGATCTCGTGAAAGGCCATCCTCCCCTCCCTCAGCTGTTGCGGCTGCCGCGCGCGAGCGCCCGGTTGATCTGCGCGGCGATCTGGCTCTGGCTGCGGGCAAAGCCCGCGACATCGGGCGTGGTCACGTTCATCACCACGTTGACCGTGCGCCCGCCGCCCGCCTGCACGCCAAGCCGCCCGTCCGCACCGCGGGCGAGCGGCAAGATCGCCTCGGGCCCGGCCTCGCCCATCAGCCCGGCGCCACCCCGCATCGGGAAGGAAACGGGGCTGCTCACCACGCCGCCCTTGGCGAAGGGCATCACCCGCCCCTGGCTGAAGGCCGCGCCATTCGCGAAGGGCAGAAGCCCGCTCAGCAGCCCGTTCACCCCCTCGGCAATCGCCGAGCCAAGCGCGTTCTGCACCGGCCGCATCGCAATCGAATAGGCGCTGGCCGAGATCGTCTGTGCCACCTCGCTCAGCGCATCCGACAGCTTCATCCCGTCGAAGATCAGCCCGTCGAAGGCGCGCCGCAGCCCGCGCCCGATGCTGCTCGACAGGGTCGAGACCTCGCGCCCGGTGAAGACCATGCTTTCGCGCATCCGCAAAAGCTCGCCGCCAAAGCTCGCCGCCACCGCCTCGGCCCCGCCAAGGTTACGCTCGAGATCGGCCGCCTGCGCACTCAGCGCATCAAACCCGTCCATCTGCATCCTCCCGATGTTTCGGTCCTGCCGGCGCGTCCGGCCAGCGCGCGGCAAGCGCCGCCAGCCCCGCCCGCGTCAGCGGCGCCCGCGCCGCGCCCTCGCCCAGCATCAGCGCAAGCTCAGCCGGGGTCAGCGCCCAAAACTCGTACGGGCGCAGGCCGAGCCCGCGCAGCCCCGCCCGCATCAACCCAGCCCAGTCGAGCCCGCCCTCGCTCACGATGCCCCCGGCACGGTGAAGGCGCGGGCAAGCAACTCCGCCGCGATCCGCGCCGCGGCCACCGGGCCGCCGCCGATCTCGACCGTGCGCAGATCCTCTGTCCGCCCGTCCCAACCGCCGCCGCGCAGCCCCGCGACCACAAGCGCCAGCACGTCGCGGGTGGAAAACGCCCCGCTCTCGAAGCGCCGCACAAGGTCGAGCATCGTGCCGCCGCCCAGCTCCGCCTCGAGCTCGGCCAGCGCCCCAAGCGTCAGCTTCGCCACCCGCCGCTCGCCGTCGAGCACGACCTCGACCTCTCCCGCCCAGGGGTTCGCCATCACAGCGCCGTAAAGCTCAGCGCCCCGGCCGAGGCGAGGCTCAACTCATAGGTCGCCTCGCCATTATGACTGCCCGCATAGTCGATCGAGGCGATCATGAACGGCCCCTCGACGATGCCGAAATCCGGGATGATGACCTGGAAGTCCGGCGCCTCGCCGTCGAAGAAGATCTGCCGCGCGCGCTCATCCGTCGCCGCGTCGCGAAACACGCCCGAGCCGCTGATCGCGGCCGAACGCACGCCCGCTCCGCCCAGAAGCTCACGCCAGCCGCCCTGACTTTCCAGCGAGGTCACGTCGACCGTCTCGGCGTTGAAGCTGATCCGCGTCGCGCGCAGCCCCGCGATGGTCTCGAACGCGCCCGCCCCGGTCAGGTCGAGCTTGATCAGAAGGTCCTTGCCGTTCTGTGCCGCCATTTTCTCTCTCCGATTGCTGAAATTACCACGGACCGGACGGCCCGCTCAGGTCTCCACCCGGGCGCGAAAGGTCAGATCGATGCGCCGCAACGTCCCCTGTGCCGCCCGTGCCGCCCGCGCCCGCAGGAACCACAGCCCGACCAGCCGCCCGCGCGTGAGCACAAGCGGCGCGTCGACCAGCACGTCCGAAACCGCCGCCGCAGCCTCCTTCGCCCCGGCAAAGCCCGCCGCATCACTGATGACCGAGACGATGAAGTCATGCAGCGCCGCGCCGCCGCTCTTGTCCGAGGCATCGCGCGCCTCCTCGGGGCCGAGGCTCACCCAGGTTCCCGTGGGCGTGCCACTCGGCGCCGCGTCATGGATCGCACTGCCGACAAGCGCCGCCAGCGCCGCGTCGTCGCACAATGCCTGATAGACCGCGCCCTGCAGCGCGGCCGCCACGCCATAGCTCATCTCGCCACCTCCTCTCGGGCAAAACAGGTCAGATAGCGCGCGCCCGGGTCCGCCTCGGCAACCGCCAGGATCGCGAAGATCCGCACCCCCTCGCGAAAGCGCTGCCCGGCCTCGGGCCGGCGCGGCGATCCCGCGGGCGCCGCACGCACCACGATCGTCCAGGGCGTTGCCCCAAGCGCCAGCGCCTCGCCCGCCCGCGCTTGCCCGGTCCCCGCGCGCATCTCGGCCCAAAGCGTGCCAAGCGGGCTCCAGCCCGCGACAAAGCCGCCCGCGCCATCCTCGGCACGGGTCGGCGCCTCAAGAACGAGCGGCCGGTTCAACCGCGGCACGCTCATCCCCGCCCCCCCAGAACCCGCACCGTGCGCCAGCGCTCGATCAGCGCCATCACCCCGAAGGGCATCGCGCTCGCCTCGCCAGCGCCGTCGTGGCGCAGCTCGAAATACTGCGCCGCGAGCAGAAAAACCGCCTGCGCCAGATCGACCGGCAGATCCGCCCAGCCCCCGAAGCCCGCGGTGAAGTCGATCTCGGCCGTACCCGCCACCGGCACCGCGGGCAGCGCCCCGCCCACAGCCTCGAGCCGCGGCCGCGCCAGATCCTCGACCAACCGCCAGCGCGTGGCGGACAGCATCGTCTCGGTGCCCGCGCGGTCGATCAGCCGCACCCCGGCCACCGCGCTCACCGGCGCCACCGGCAAGGGCACGCTTTCGGCATCGCGCCAGCCCGGCAGCACCAGACGGAAGTCATGCGCCAGAAGCACCTTCGCCGTCCGCCCCTCGATCGCCGCGATTGCCGCCCGCAGATAAGCCACCAGCGCCGCATCCTCGGCACCCGTGTCGTCAAAGCCGCTGCCAAGCCGCAGGTGGTCGCGGAATTGCGCCACCGGCAGCGCCGCCTGCGCCACCGCCGTCAGTTCCTTCAGCATCATCGCATCTCTCCGAAAGTCGCTGGCCGCCCCCCGCGCACGCGGCGCGGGGGGCGTTCGGGCGCGGGCCTCCCGCCGTCGCTCGGACGGAGGGAGCAGCTAGGCGGCGGCGCTCGGCCCGCACCCGCCCGGCCGGGTCGCCCCGGCTCAGGCGGAGGGCACCGCCTCCGCCATCCTCACCGCCCTCACGAGACGGCAAATTTCAGCAGCTTGATCGCGGCGAAGTCGCTGACATCGCCGCCGACCCGCTTCGAGGCATAGAAGAGCACATGCGGCTTGGCCGAGAACGGATCGCGCAAGACCCGCAGGTCGGGCCGCTCGGCGATGGTGTAGCCGCTCGCGAAATCGCCGAACGCCAGCGCATAGGCGCCCGCGGCGATGTCGGGCATGTCCTCGGCCACCAGCACCGGATAGCCCATCAACCGCGCGGGTTCCCCCGCCGCCAGCCCGTCGGTCCACAGGAAGCGCCCGTCGGCGTCCTTCATCTTCCGCACCGCACCCGCGGTCTTCGAATTCATCACGAAGCTCGCGTTCGCCCGGTAGTCCGCCTCGAGCGCATAGACCAGATCGACAATCGCATCGGCCGCGTTCACCGCAGCGAAATCGCCATCCGCCCCGGTCGCGACATAGCCAAGCGCGCCCCAGGCCCAGGCGTCGTTCGCCACCTTGGAATGGGTCAGGAAGCCGGTCGGCTTGTCGACGCCATTGCCCGAGACGAAGGCCGCCGCCTCGGCCCGGGCGAAGCGGTCGGCGATGCGATTGGCCAGCCAGGTCTCGATGTCGAAGGCGGCATCGTCGAGCAGCCGCTGGCTCGCCTTCGGCATCGCGGCAAGCTCGTGCAGCGGGATCGAGATCCGCTCGATCTGCGGCGTCGCGGTCTCGCTCAGCGTCACGGTCTCGGTGGCCCAGCCCGAGCCGAGCTCGCTGCGGTCGACCAGCACGTCGTAGGAGGTCGCCTCGACATTCACCACCGTCGCCACCTGGCGGATCGAGGCGGTCGCGCGCAGCACGCCGCGGATCGTCTCCGAAGTCTGCGGGTCGACGAGATAGCCACCCTCGGCGGCCACGGCAGTGTTCAGCGCCTTGCCCTCGAGGCTCAGCGCACGCAGCCCGTCGTCATCGCCCGAGCGCAGATAGGCCGCAAAGGCCTTCTGGTGCGGCGCTTCCTCGATGGCCGCGGCGGCAAGGGCGGGACGCCCGGTGAAGGTCTTGCTCTGCAGCATGGTCAAACGCTCTTCCTGTTGTTGCATCCTCGTCTCCACTTCCCCCTGAAAGCCCTTGATCTCTTTCAGGAAACCTGACAGCGCAGTCTTCACCACGGCGGCCGGACCAGGCTCCGCGGACGGCTCCGCCCCGGACCGGGCCTTGAACTCGGTCGTCATCCTTGCACCTCTCTTGCGATGGGGCCGGCTCAGCGCCGGGCCAGCTCGGCCGCCGCACCTTCCAGCGCCTCGGCCAGGTCGCGCCAGATCGCGGCCTCGGGGCTCTCGCCCTTCGCCGCCACCCGCGCCTCGCGAAGCATCGGGAAAGTGACAAGCGACACCTCCCAAAGCTCCAGATCGGTCAGCACCCGCTGGCCTTTCGCGTCCTTCGCGGCGCGCACCGTGCGATAGCCGATCGACAGCCCGTCGATCGCCCCCGCACCGATCAGCGCCGCCACCTCGCGCGCCTTTGCCACGTCGGGCAGCAGCCGCCCCTTGACGTAAAGCCCGCGCGCATCCTCGAAGATCTCCTCCCACAGGCCGATCGGCTGGCCCGGATCGTGCTGCCAGAGCATCTTCACCGTGCCGCCCCGCGCCTTCTGTGCGGCAAGCGAGCGGGCATAGGCGCCGGGCGCCACCACGTCGCCGCCCTGATCGGGCAGACCGAAGAGGCTCGCATAGCCCTCGATCGCCGTGCCATCCCGCACCGTCACCGCCTGCCCGCTCGCGCAGAACTTCAGCTCCAGCCCGCAATCTTTTGTATTCATGTCGACTTCCTCATCTGGGGGCGTATTGCAAAAGGCCCAGCACCGCCTGCGTCAGGATCACCGCGACGACGCCATAGACTGTCATCCACAGCCGTTTCTCGAGCCCGAGGATCATCGCCTCGATCTTCTCGAGCCGCCGTTCGACCTGCGCGAACTGCAGCTCCATGATCCGTTCGGTCGCCTCGAAGCGCTGCTCGTGGACCTCGAAGGGTTCCTTCAGGAAACGCGACCCGCCCGTCGCCATCTCAGCCCTTCGCCAGCGGCGGCAGGCCAAGCGCGGCGCGCTTCTCGGCATCGGTCAGGAAACTCGCCTCGCCGATCCGCTTCCACTGGGCATCGCGCTCAGCAGCGAGCGCCGGCACCTGGTCGAGGTCCGGGCGCAGCTCGATCACACTGCCCAGAAAGCCCGACAGCCACCACGCCACCGCGGCCGCAACCCGCGTCGCCAGCGGCAGCACCGTCAGCCGGTAAAAGGCCCGGTTCGCCTCGGCATAATTCGCATAGGTCGCGTCGCCCGGGATGCCCAGCAGCATCGGTGGCACCCCGAAGGCCACCGCGATCTCGCGCGCCGCCGCGGCCTTGGTCTCGTGGAACTCCATGTCCGAGGGCGAAAACCCCATCGGCTTCCAGTCGAGCCCGCCCTCGAGCAGCATCGGCCGCCCGGCATTGCGCGCGCCCTGATGATGCGTCTCCATCTCGAAGACCAGCCGGTCGTATTGCTCGGGCGAAAGCATCCCCTGACCGTCCGTGCCCTTGTAGACGATCGCCCCCGACGGCCGCGCGGCATTGTCCAAAAGCGCCTTCGACCAGCCGGAGGCGGCATTGTGCACCTCGATCGCCACCGCCGCCGCTTGCAGCGGACTCAGCCCGTAATGGTCGTCCTGCGGGTGAAAGCTGCGGATATGGCAGATCGGGTCGGGATGGCCGGTCATGTCGAAGCGGTGCCGCCGCCCGCCCACGGCATAGTCATAGGCCACCGGCCAGCCATCCGCCCCGGGCACCACCGACATCCGGTCGGCACGCAGAACATGCAGCTCGCGCGGCAGCCCCGCCTCGGGGACCACCGCCTCCAGATAGCCGTTCCCGCTCAGCAGCAGCTGGCCGAACAGCGCCTCGAAGAGCTCGGCCCGCCCCTGGCCAGCATTCGGGCGCCGCAGCAGGTCGAGCACCGGATGCACCTCATAGCGCCGCTCCGCGTCCTGGCAGATCAGCGGCACCGCCGCCGCCGCCTCGGCGATCAGCCGCACCGAGCGGAACCCCACGGGGTTGCCGAGAAACCCGAGCCGGGTCAGCGAGCTCGTGTCGCGCGGCCCCCAGACCGGCCGGCCGGCCCCCGTGGCCATCGCCGCGATCCGGCCGGTGACCGAGGCCTTGCGCTCGGGCGCCGCCTCCGGCGCCTGTCGGCGAAAGAAGTTGATCCCCATCCGGTTCTCCTCGTCTGCATCTGGGCCCGGGCCCCGGGCACGGTCGGAAAAGGGGCCGGGAATGACCCCGGCCCCTGAACGGTTGCTGTGCGGCTGCTGTCGATGGCGGCGGCGGGGGTTTCACACCCCCGCACCCCCGTGAGGTATTTCAGGCAAGGCGAAAGAGGCGGTCAGAGCCCGCGCACCTGCGGCCGTCGCCACTGCAGCGAGGGCTCGATGATGAGCTCGGTCAGCGCCCAGACCAGCGCATCCGCCCGGTCGGGCGAGCCGCGGCCCTGATAGCCCTGCACCGTCATCCGGCACAGCTGATCCTCAAGCGCGCCCAGCCGTCCGGCGCGCAGGTGCTTGACCCGGCCCTGCTCGTAAAGTGCGGCGACCGGCTCGGCCCGCGCCGCCTTGCCCCGCGCGGCGCGCAGCGCCTTGAACGGCACCAGCGGGTCGATCTGCCGAAGCACGCTCTCGACCAGATCGCCGCCCTGGTTCACCTCGGCCACCAGCCGCTCGGCGCCCCATTTCTCCATCGCCGCGATCGCCGCCCGCGCCCAGTCGGTCGGCCGCCCCCGCGCCGTGCAATCCTCGAGCACATAGGCGCGCCAGTCCTGCGCCGGCCCCGTGCTGACCACACCCGCGACGATGATCCCGCATTCGTCCGACCCCGCCCCCGCGGTCACCGCCGGATCGACGGCCACGACGATGCGGTCAAGCGCCGGCGCCGCCTCGACCCGCGCCGCCTCGAGCGCGGCAGTGCTCCACAGCGCGCCCTCGACATCGTCGAGCAGCACGCCATCGAGCTCCTGCCGGCCAAGCCGCGTGCCGGCATAGCGCCCCCGCACCTCCTCGAGGAAGGAGGCCGCCAGATAGGCCCGGTTCGCCTCGGTCGGGGCATGGGTGATGACGGTCGAGGGGTTGTGCACGATCGCCTTCAGCACGCCCACGTTGCGCGGCGTGGTGGTGATGACCTGCTGCGGATGATCGCCAAGCCGCAGCGCGAATTGCAGCATGTCCCAGGTCTCCTCCGCCTTCTTCCACTTGGCGAGCTCGTCGGCCCAGGCGGCGTCGAACTGCGGCCCGCGCAGCGCCTCGGGCTCATGCGCCGAAAACGCCTGTGCCGTCGCCCCGTTCGGCCAGACCAGCCGGCGCCGCCCCGCCTCCCACTCGGGCCGGCGGTCGGGCGGCGAGCAGGCAAGAATGCCGCTCTCGCCGAAGATCATCACATCGCGCACCTGGTCGAAGGTCTCGCCCACCAGCGCCACCCGATTGGCGCGGCCGGGGTCCGCGGGCCGCGCCCCCTCGACCTGCGCGCGCACCCATTCGGCGCCCGCGCGCGTCTTGCCCGCACCCCGCCCGCCCATAATCACCCAGCTCTTCCAGGCGCCGGCCGGCGGCAGCTGGTGTGGCAGCGCCCAGAACTCGAAGATCCAGGGCAGCGCCAGAAGCGCGCCATCGCCCAGCCCCGACAGGAAGTCATCCACCTGCTCCTGCGTCGCGGAGACGAGCCAGGCGGCGCCCGATCTCAGCGCGGGCGGCGTCGAAGTCGAGCTCGCCGGTTCCGACGACCCCGGCAACCTGCTTGCGGAGTTTTTCAACGCGTGTCCTTTCAT